GGAGCGGCAGGCGGATACATGGCTAATGGAGGTCTGGCTGCATTTGCTAAAGGTGGCCTCGGTGATCTCGGCGGTTACTCTGACGGCGGGCGTTTATTGCGCGGCCCCGGTGACGGTGTGTCTGACTCCATCCCTGCAAGTATTGGTGGCAAGCGCCCTGCTCGGTTAGCCGACGGTGAATTTGTAGTACCTGCCCGTATCGTCTCAGAACTTGGTAACGGTTCGACTGAAGCTGGTGCTCGTAAGCTATATGCAATGCTTGATCGTGTTCAGGCCGGACGTAAGAAGTCTATTGGCAAAGGAAAAGTCGCAGCTAACAGCCGTGCATACAAGAACCTGCCAGCATGAAAATTCAGTATGTCTCCCCTGAGTGGGTGAACTATACTTGGGGTAAGGTTGAAGGGTATATTGCCGACGCGCTTGCGCACTCTAATGGAGACTACACAGTAGAGCAAGCTAAGGTATTTGTTACCCAAGGAAAATGGATGTTGCTAGTTGGTGTAGGTGACGATGGCGAGCTACACGGCGCAGCAACAGTTGAGTTTTTTAATCGCCCTAATGATCGGGTTGCATTTATTACCGCTATTGGCGGCAAACTAGTCAGTAATGTCAATACGTTCGAGCAACTAAAAATCTACGCAAGGTCTATGGGTGCTACAGCTATCGAAGGCGCTGCTAGGGAGTCAATTGCTAGGCTTTGGAAGCGTTACGGCTTCGATGAAAAATACCGTATTGTTGGGGTAAAACTATGAAATTTAACGACCGTTCAATGGCTTTGCTGGGCATCCCAGACCTGCCTCCCCGTGCCTTTATCCGCAAAGCTGGCGGTGGGATTATTCCTCAAGGCGGTGGCGGTTCATCTCCAACTTCTACCGCTACGCAAACTACAGGCTTGCCTTCTTGGGCGCTCCCCTATGCACAAAATACACTAGCTAAACAGGCAGCGCTGTCAGATCGCCCATACGAGGCATACGGTGCCGAGCGTATTGCTGGGTTCAGCCCGTTGCAAGAGCAGGCCAAAAATACCGCCGCAGGCATGCAAACAAGCGGAGCTACAGGCGCAGGTATTGGTCTAGCTGGTATGGCGGGTCTTGGCGGCTTGAATACTCAAAACTTTGGTAGCCAGCAAGCTCAGCAATACATGAGCCCCTACATTCAAAATGTAGTTGATATTGGTAAACGTGAAGCCCAACGCCAGTCCAGTATCCAAGGAACCCAGCAACAAGCACAAGCTGCACAAGCCGGGGCCTTCGGCGGTAGCCGTGACGCAATCATGCGTGCTGAGCGTGAGCGCAATTTAGGAACCCAGATGGGTGATATTCAGGCGCAAGGCAACCAAATGGCGTACACAAACGCTCAACAGCAGTTCAACGCCGACCAAGCTCGTGGCCTTCAAGGGCTTGGGATTGCCACTAATGCGGCTGGTCAACTCGGTCAGCTCGGTGGTCAACAATTCCAGCAGGGTATGGACATTAACAAGTTGCAGGGTGCTTACGGTGCGCAGGAACAAGGTATGAAACAGCGGGGCCTCGACCTAGCCTACCAAGACTTCCAAAACCAGCAGAACTACCCCCAGCAACAGTTGGGCTACATGGCAAACATGATTAACGGCTTACCACTCGGTAAACAGTCAACCACCCAAATGTACGAGGCTGATCCGGGCTTTGGCTCGCAAATTGTGGGCTTGGGCCAAGCTGCTTATGGCCTATCCAAGTTCTTTGCCGATGGCGGTAGTATCACGAGCGACGCGACGGTGTCCGAAATGCTGGAAGACCTGACCGACGAGCAGCTACAACAATCCAGACAGATAGCGGAGCAAAGCCGCGACAAGAACCGTATCGACATGATTGATAAGGAGATAGCGCGTCGCGCACAAGTTCAGCCTGCACTCGGACAAGGCGGTATTGCCAGTGCAACTTCTGACGAAATGATGGATCGCATGTTGCCAACTGAAGCAAGCATGGCCCGTGGCGGTATTGTGGCGTTTGCGGCTCCTAGCGTAGATAACAACTACAGCCTTGTTACGGACGAGGCGGAGGAAGCTGCTCGACGGTACACGGGATCGGGTTTATCCGCCGCGCAAAAAGTTCGTCTTCTAGCTAGAAGGCAGGAGCAAGAGCGCCAAATTGAAGCAGCCAAAAAAGCGGCATCATCCGGTATGCCGTATATTCCGTTCGTCGGCCAGCAGCAAGCTGTTACAGATAAAATTGTCGATACTTCTGTTGCGCCTGCGGCAAGCCCTGTAGGCTTGGGCGACACACCCGAAGCCAAAAAAGCAGCAGTTTTGCCGCCCGATATTGGTGCTGAGCGAGAGCGGCCAGCAATGACTACAGCAGCACCCACAGGTGGCAAAGACCTCATGCAAGTGCAAGAGGATATTTTCAACCGTATGAAAAAGCTAGATAAGGGCGATCCGTACGCAGCGCAGATTGAAGAGTTGGGTAAGTTGAGCATCAAACAAAAGGAAGACGAGAAGACCGCGCTTTTGGCAGATCAGGCCAAGTTTGCTACGGCTTACGATGGGCGCGAGAAACGCCTTGATGCGCGTAAAGCTGATATCACCAAACGCGAAGACCAGAACGTGGGTATGGCTTTTATGAGAGCGGGCTTTACAACCATGTCTACGCCCGGCGGCTTGGCTAAAGCAATTGGTAAAGGCGCACTTGTAGGCACTGAGGCGTTTGCTTCGGGTCTGGAAAAAATCCAAACCGCTAAAGACCTCCTCGACAAGTCAATGGATGACCTTGAAGACTTGCGTCTGAACCGCAGCGAAATGTCCGCCAAAGAAATACGATCAGCCAACAGCAACATCTCCGGCGCTCGGATAGAAGCCAAAAAGCTTACTATTGCGGGTCTCAAAGAAGCCGGTGCTAAGACTGACGCAAAAGCAGGCGCAATCGTGGACGCTACGTTCAAACAGATGCAGAGCCGTGAAGCTAGCGCCGCTGCTGATCGCCGTGCTACTACCGCAGCAAACAGGCCGAGCGAAACAGAACGTATGATGAATGACATTGGCGCAATCGCCTCTGGTAAGTCTTCGTATGGTGGCAAAACGGGCGCAGAGGGCGTGCAGTTGTACAAAGAAAACCGGGCGGCAGTTAGCGGCGTTCGTTACGCGGGCCCAACAAAAGCAGCTGCGTATACGCCGGGTGATGCCCAGCTGGTCAAAGGTTTGGCCGACCAAGTGTCGCTCCTTTCGGGCAACACTGACCCTAAAAATGTAGCCCGAGTAAAGGTCTTAGAGGATAAAATTGCGGCAATTGATAGAAAATACGCAGGTGCTGGTGGCGCGGGCGCGGCTTCAAATAAACCTTCACAAGACGCGTTTATGGAAGCGGCCAGAAAAGCTAACCCCGATGTTTCTGACGCAGAATTAGAGGCATACTACGCCGACAAGTACAAATAAGGGATCACCATGCCGATCATTGACCCGTTTGATACGCAGGGGCGATCTATTGTTGACCCCTTTGATACGCGGAAGCGATCTATTGTTGACCCGTTTGAGGAAGTAGCTCCTGAAGAAAAGGGCGAGTCCGGGTTCATTCCGTCTATCAAGCGTGGCGGGCGCGGCCTTGCCTCACTTGCCACAGACATCATCCCTGCGATGGTGGGCAGAGCCACCGGGAATGAAGAGTACGCCAAGAAGCAGTTGGAAGAAGCTGCTGCGTACCAGAAAGAAACTGAACGCCTATACCCCGCTGAGATTGCGTCCTACAAAGACATTGGGGGTGTTGGCGACGCGCTGACCTACATTAAGGAAGCCATCGGCGAGGCAATCCCTTCGCTTATTCCAAGCTTGGTTACAAGTGGAGTTGGGGGTATCGCTGCGCGTGGGCTTACAACCGCAGCTACGCAAGCCGCCGAACGGATAGCCGTGCAAGAAGTAACACGAGCAGCCGCCAAGAACGTACTTACCAAGGAAACTCTGGACAGCATCAGGGACGCAGCCATCAGCGCTGGTGCTAAAGAAGCCCAGAAAATTGCGCTTAGGTCCCAAGCTGCGGGCGCATTTGTAGGTTCTGCCGCGCAAACCGTTCCTGCCGCTTATCAAGATATCTACGAAGCCACAGATCAGCAAGACCTTGGCACTGCAATTGCTACTGGTAGTTTTAATGCCGCGTTAGAAGCAATTCTGCCTACCATGTTGCTGAGTAAATTTACCAAGGCAGGTATTAGCCCTGAAGCGGGGGCCGCTGCTTGGTACAAACGTGCTCGCAAGGGAGCCGCAAAAGGGTTTGTGACCGAGGGTGGTACTGAAGCGTTGCAAGAAGTTTCTACCGCTGCCGCCGAAAAGTTTGTGGATGAGAACCAAGAGTTTTTCTCCGAGAAGAACTTTGAGCGATTCATCAACAGCGGGTTGAAGGGTGGCTTTGGTGGCGCGGGCATTACAGCTGCTACCGACGTGGCGTTTGGCAAAGGGCCAGAGGCCAAGAGAAAACCAGCCACAGGCAAAACAATCCTAGACACACTTGCGGGAGACGAAGATGTTGCAAGAATTGACGAACCAGCAGGTGGAGAAAGCGCTGAAGTGGCTGGCGAGCCCGGAGATGAACAGCCCCCCGGAGGAGTTGGTGGCACTAAATCAAGTAGAGTGGTATCTACTGAATCGGATGCTGGACGACTTGATGCTGGAAAAGGACAGCCTGCCGCTGCACTAATATCTGAACGATTTGACGATTTTAAACGCCAGTACAACGACCTCAAGCAAGAAGCTATTGAAATAATTCAGCTGCCTAGCCTGTCACCTTCTGACGAACGTCGATTAAAACTAATTCAGCGTGACTTATCCAACGTTATTGGTGCCAACGCAAGCCTCATTCTCAACAGTGAACTTGCACAGGCCATGAAAGACCCGACGTTTGACGCTAGTCAAGCGCTGCAAGACATACAACGCAGAATAGACACAACGTCCAGTTCGCAGCCTCGGGCTATGGCCGGGGACTTGTTCGGTGGCCGCAAAAATGTACTCGACCTGACCAATCGTGCGTTATCTATTGGCAGACAAGATGCTGGGAAAGCCGTTGAGTACTTACAAGGACTACAGCAACGAAACCAAGAGCTCTTGGCAGAGCAGTCAAAAGATAGTTTCTGGGGACGCCGGACTGCCCCGCTGGTGGGCATGACCACTGCGGAAGGATTTGCCGACCCCGGAAAGGTTGCGAAGCTATACAACGCAAAGCAAGAGCAAGAAATTGCGGAGGCGATTAGAAGACTTCAATCAACAGGTCAGTCCCGCGCTATGAAGGGCGATCTATTTAACGATAAGCAAACCGCTCCCAACGTGGGCACCGACAAGCCAGAAAGCTTGGCGGATGTTTTTAAGCCCGCCGGAACAATTGAGTCAAGCGAACTGGACTTAGAAAACCAAGATAGGTTTGACGAGTATCGCTCGACTAAAGAAAAAAACGCCGCGATTGAATCACGTCAGCGTAAAGAACAAACACCCCAAACTGCCGAAGAACTCCCCGGTATGGAGACTGGTGAGCTTGGACAGAAAAAGGCTTTGCCCGTTAGCAGTGAAAACAGGGACAAGCGCATCGAACTTTTGAGCGAGCGGAAAGCTGCACGCGAAGCCAAGCGCGATGAGTTTGGTGCCCCTATCGAGGGTGAGTCCGTTGCTGACCAAGTTGTTGCTGAAGAAACAGCCACAGAAACTCCGGTTAAGCAGGAGGCTGCTCCTATTGTTAGCACCGAGCATGTCGCTCAGACAAAAGAAGGCTCACAAATTAAGGACTTCTTTGACGTTATAAAGCCAGCATCCGCTACACCCGCTGAACAAGAGAAGCACGCTGCGCCAAAGAACGCCGCCGCTGGTGCTCTCCTTGAGTTTGATATTGCCAAACCCGGTGAGACAACTTCGCCGGGTGTGCAAGCTGCGCTGCGGTACTTGGCTAACCGCGTGGGCGGAATGAATTCTTTCCAAGAACTACTATCTAGGCTAAAGGCCGCGCCCGCTGAACTTCAGTCGGGAATGTTTAAACGTGCTGGCTTACCAGACCTGACTACACGTCGCGGCATGGAGCAGTTTAGCTCGCAAGTGCAAGAGTATTTAGAGCAGCTGCCGGGCACAGGTGATAGCGTGCTTTCCTCACTTAAGAAGACCGGTATTTCCCCGTTTACTGGTAAGCCGGTGCCCTACACCGAAGATATATCACAGCTTGTTGGAGAAACTGCGGAGTTTCCACCGCTTGAAAGCGGTAAACCACGCCGCCCTGAGCAACGTACAGTTGAAAAAACGTACCGTATCTCTGACGTTAAGCTGCGTACCGCAGCACGGGTCCTTCGTGAACTGTTGCAGATGGGTTCAAAACTTTCGGCTCAAGCTAAAGCAGCCGTCTCGTATTTGCAAAATACCAACCGCGAGACTTTCGGAGACGTGCTTCGTGACTTAGCTTTTGATCTTGCTATGTTTGAGCTTGACCCGCGTAACTACGGTGCTAACTCCACGTTTTACGGCGAGGGTGGCAAGTACGCACGGGATTTCCGTAATTGGATTGAGCAAAATCTCAGTGTCGATACGGTTGACCGTTTGGATGACTTGATCGCGGACCACAAAGCTACGGCTGAAGCCAACGCCTCATTTGAGAAAGCAGTCTCGTCGTACCGAAAGAAACTAGAAGAGCGTGCGGAAAAACTTCGGGCGGACACAGAAAAAAGTACTGGTACAAAAATACCAAAGGCCCCCAAAAAACGCATAAGTCAGCGGATTACGGAAACAGAACTTGGCGAGCAGGAAGAAAACGTAGAGCCGGAAATACCTACAAAAAATCTACCCCGTACGCGCAAGCTGTATGAGGTGCATCCTGCTATCAAACGTGCAATTGAAGCGGGCGACACTAAGCTCGTGCTGGAGTTAATGGCGCAGTCCAAAGCTGACCCATACTTTGCCTTACTGGCGCAACGTCTGCTTGACGCCGACATCACCGCTAAGACAGAGTTGGTTAGCGCGGACAAGGTGTCGCCCCTGTCTAACGACCCGGGCATACCTGCAACATTGGATGGCTACCTGACTGCGCTCCGCGACTTGGTTATCACTACACTGCCACAAAATAAGCAGGCTGAAATAGTGCGCCAACTAGAGTCCAACAAAATTGGCGAGTTGGTAGAGGCGTTTGAATCTATAAACAGCGAGTCCGGCAACTTCACAGACGGGCAGAATCAACTGTTAAACGATGCGGCAACATTTTTTGACGAGCAATACAACTGGAACGGTAAGTACGACCCCAGTACAGACACAATATCCTTGCGTGTCGGAACGCTCACCAACCATATGTTTTTGCACGAAGCCGTGCACGCAACAGCAGAGCATTTAATTTCTAACCCAGATTCGCTGACGGGCATCCGTCGGCAGGGTTACGACCAGTTGAATGAATTGTTCAATCACTCCAAGGCTACGCTAGCCCTTAAAGGGTTGACCAAGTCCACCATATACGGATTGACAAACATTCACGAGTTTGTGTCCGAAGCAATGACCAACCCAGAGTTTCAGGCGATGCTGCGGGCTATTCGGTACAAGGCTTCGGGGTACTCGTTGATGAGCCGATTCACAGACGGCATACGCAAGCTCTTTAAGATTGTGGACACCGACGAAAGCAACGTTCTTGACGAAGTCATCTTCGCCACTGACGCCATGTTAATGGGCGGAGTTGCGGGCAAAGAGTTGATGGCTGGTAAGCCAAGAGCGATGGCGGGTAAGCGCATTCCTGTAGGTAGGCCGGACTCCAAGACCGCTATCAAAAACATGATGACATCTCGTTCGTGGGATGAAGTGCAGTCGCAATGGCCAATCTTCTACTCTAGCTTGAAGGCTAGCTTACGACCCATTGCCCTAGGCGGTTTGACTTTGAATCAACTTGGTGATCTGGTCAACAACCGCATTCCTCAAGTCGGCAACTTCATCAGGGTTACAGAAGAATACCTGTCCCGCAAGAACCAGATTCTCAGTGACTCTGGCGCTATAACCAAGCGGTGGGAACGCTTGCAGGTGGTAGACCCCGACATGTCGCGTAAGCTAGGTGCAATCATGCACCGGGCCACGATTTCGGAAGTTGACCCAGACAGGGCCACGGTACAGCAGCGTAACGACAACGTAGATTTGATGACGCAGTGGGGCCAACTTGACGACAAGGCCAAAGAAATTTACCGGGATGTGCGTAACTTCTACGAGAAACGTTTTACTGAGTACAAACGCACGCTGAAGCAGCGCGTTCAACTTATGCGTCAGTACGGTGTTTCTGAAACAACGGTTAACGAAATACGCAACGAGTTTGAGAAGAACTCCCGCAAAGGGCCGTACTTCCCACTCATGCGCTACGGGCGTTTCTGGTATCAGGTCGGCAAAGGCAACGATCGTGAGTACTACATGTTTGAGACATTTGGTGAACTACAGGCACATCTGAACGAGCGTCTTGAGCGAAACCCAGAGTTAGAAGACTCACTTACTCAAGGTGACCAGTACCAAAAACAGATGGACTTACACGCTAGGGAATCCTCGTTCCTTAAAGCCGCGTTTAACGCCGTGGACAACTCCAACATGAGCGACAAACAAGGTCTGAAAGATGAGCTGTACCAGACATGGTTGGCCAACCAGCCGGAAACAAGTTTCCGTAACAGGTTCATCCACCGTAAAGCTGTTGAGGGTTTCTCGCAAGATGCACTGCGTAACTTCTCGTCTTCGTCGTTTCACATGGCGTACCAAATGTCGCGCTTTGAGTATTCGCCAGAGCTGTTCTCTCAGATCACCGCTGCTCGTGCTCAAATTAAAGACCGCAAAGATAATTCCAAAAGAGCTGATCCAGAAATCATGCGGGAAAACAATGAGCTAAGCGACTACGTTCAAGAGCTAGAGCGCCGTATGTCCACCATTCTCAACCCAGAGGATGTAGGCTCGGTTGTATCTCTGCTGTCGAATGTTGGGTTTATCTACTACCTCACGTCCGTTGCATCCGCTGCAACCAACATACTGGGTGGTATGGTGATTGGCCTGCCAACACTGGTTAGCCATCAGCTACGCATGAACCCGAACATGTCCTACACCGCCGCAACAATGGCGTCGTTGGGGCAGATGAAAAACACAGCCATGCAGATTATGGCAACGGGGTTCTCAGTAGACCGGGGCCCGCGTCTGCGCGACAACTACGTTCTGTTCCCGTCGCTTGACCGCTCCAGCAGTCTAAGCAAAATGGATCGGGCCGCATATAACAGATTTGTAGCCGATGGCGTTATCGATATAACTGCTGCTTATGATCAGTCCGGGCTTGCATCTGCACCAACGGCAGAATACGGCGGGACGCGCCACCGGGCCATGCAGGCTGTATCTGCGCTGTTCCACAACGCCGAGCGGTTTAACCGTGAGGTGGTTGCCATGTCTGCGTTCCGTACGGGCATGGAGAAACGTGCCGGGTACAAAGACCAGCAGAAAGCGTTTACGGAGTCCATCGCCGACGCAAAGAATGTAACCACGCAGTCAATGTTTGACTACTCGTCAGTCAACAAGCCTCGCTACATGCAGTCTCCTGCGGCCCGGATTCTCTTGCAATTCAAGCAATTCCCGCAGCAGATGACTTTTTATCTTGCTCGTAACTTACAACAGTCGCTGGCTGGCGCAACGCCCGCAATCAAGCGCGAAGCACGCGCACGGTTTGTAGGAACGATGGGCATGACCGGCATATTTGCTGGCTCAACAGGCTTGTGGGGCTTCTCCTCCGCTGCGGCGGTTGTCAATGCTGTGATGAACGGCCTTGGGGATGACGACGAAGAACCATTTGACTTTGAGCTTGAGTACATGAACTGGGCATCTGAGACATTTGGCAAGAACCTCGGCATGTTTATGACACGCGGAGCGGGCAACGCTGCCGGTGTTGACTTACACAGCCGGGTTTCTCTCGACGACATGTGGTTCCGCGACGGTCGTAAAAATACCGACGAAGCCACAGCTTTGCAAGAGTTCTTGGTCAGCATGCTTGGCCCAACTGCGGGCATCGCGGTCAATGCGGCTCGTGCGGTTGACCTGTACAACCAAGGCCACGCAGATCGGGCGATCGAAGCTGTGTCACCGGGTTTTATCAAGCAGCCATTGGTCGCTGCCCGTTACGCCCGCGAGGGTGTGAACACGCTGAAGGGTGACCCGCTGGCGCAGGACATTGGTCCTATGGACTTGCTCATGCAGTCTTTGGGGTTCCGGCCCGCTGAAATTGCTGAGATTCAGTACTACAACATTACGAAGAAGGGTCAGGAGCAGGCGATCTTAAAGGAGCGCCAGAACCTGTTGAACCTCTTTGGTATATCGTTCATAGCGAATGATGCAGACGCCAACGAGAAAGCGTTTGAGAAGATCATGAAGTTCAACGACAAGCACCCAAGCTCCGCGATTCCTGCGCGTAGCCTTATCAAGTCGATCAAAGAACGTGCAACAAAAGCGGCAAAAGCCCAGCACGGTCTGCACATTGATAAGCGCCTGCAAGGTCTTATTGACGAGACTTACATTGACAGGCTGACTGCGGACGAGGAATAAAAGAAGCCCCGCTTTTTAGGGCGGGGCTCAAAGTTCCAACCAAGGAGACTTACAACAACTGCGAAGTTGTGTTTGGATTGTACTTCCGAATCCGCCAGACGCGCAAGCCCCGTATCCCGTCCTCGATTACAACTTTTATGGCAACGGCGTACCCAAGCCGGGCCATTTTCCGTTCCAAGTATTCCCGTGCTACAGCATCACGCAAGCATGGGATGAAGAAGGAACTCCCCACAGTGAATTCCATCCAGTTGACCGAATAGTAGACCCCGTCAACGAACATTGCGCGGAGTAGGCGCGGGTGGGGTGGGGGCGCTAATACCCAACAAGTCCGCATCAAACTCAAGTGCAACGACTGGCGGCGCATTGATCTCCGTGCCCACATCCAGCTTGGCGCGAACCTCGCCAATAAACGCACCTGTATTGTTGAGTGCGGCGAGCAGTTCGGTGAAGGTAACCTGCTTCTCAACGCAGTACTGCTTGAGTTCTTGCCGGATGATGAACATACGCTTGGTATCGGGCTCGTACCGGATAACAAGTGGGCCACGCGGCAGCAAAATGGGGGCAGCTGCAATGTTGTTGCGGCTCGTGCTGTGCTTATTAACCACCAGAATGTTGGTGTTGTGCTTGAGCATGAACTCGCCCAAGACGGTGGCGTAGTCGTCAAAGGTCAAGCGCACGGTGCCCTGCATTACCTTAACCTCCTCCACAGCCCAGTCAAAGACCCGCTTGCAGTCGATGTTGTGCAGCCCCAGTCTGTGCGCTACCACACCACCAAAGATGTTTGCCCCAACCATAGCTGACCAGAACCGCTCGCGGCTCTCGATCTTCACGGCGCTGTCAAACCTGTTCTGCACCTTCAGAGTCTGGTCAATGATCTCTTCCAAGTTGTTCACCATAAACTGAGCATAGGGTAAACCCGCATGACCATAGTTGCTCTGCAACCTGCCAAAAATACGCTTGGCCTCGTTCTTATCGAGGTTGTTGGTTGGCTCAATCTTGTACTGCATCAGCCGCATGAGCTCGCCCTCAGAGGTGGACTTCATGGCCTCCAGCTTATCGGTCATGCTGGCGTTGGAAGTGCAGACCATCATGGTGGCCCAAAATCCCTGAGACTCGCGCTCCTCGTTGACCGAGGCTTTCATGCGGCGGCGTGGTGCGCCTTGGGTAACGCTGTAGGCCAGATCAGAGAAATCGTCACCGCTCATCTTGGTGATCTCATCCACACCCAACGCCAAGTTGTTCATCACGGCCATACGGTGCAGCTTCACGTTGAGCGTGTCGCGCCATTGAAGCATCAACTCATCGGGGTGACCCCAGACGCTGTTCATGACTTGCAGGATTGTGGACTTGCCAGTGCCCGACCTGTTGTTGATCAGGTTGATGATGCCGCCTTTGACGCCCGTGAACTTGAGCAACGGCGCACCAAACGCAGAGAACACTGCGAACGCATGCGGCTCAAAGCCGGGCTTGTTGTACACATTAATGATCTCTTTCCACTCGTCCAGCGTACCTATCGGGTGCATCGCAGAAGCCACCTCGCGGGTTGCCTTGGACGGCGGGCTGTATCGAACAAAACTCGGGCCAACTTCTTTGTCCCCGACAATAAACCGACTGTCACCATCGGCCCAACCAAATTGCACTCGCATCATCTCTAACTCCTGTGTAACCTGCATGCCCTTGGCACACGCAACCAAGTAGGCCAAAATTAAAAACATCTGGTTGGGAAGGGCTATCACGCCGTGGAAGGACAGAACTTTGCGGAGCTCCTCCTTGCTCAGTGCGTCTACCAGTGTCAGCGCAAACTCTTTGACATCGTCGCGTGGCAGGGCCAGCCGAATCAAAACAGTCTCACCATGAGACGGGTCGTAAAGCCGTTTCATCAAGAACAGGTCGTACTCGTATACAGTCAGCACCTTGTTGTCTTCGTCTATATCTTCGCCGTTTTCGTCCTTGTCACCCTCCTTGGTTGTCTTGTAGATACCGCCGTTCTTGCCGCGAAAGTAACCATACGGTAGCGTTGGGACTACAAGAGCAGGCTCTGCTACCTCAAAACTAGCCTGCTCGATGACCTCCCCCGGCGCTGACCTCGCAATCTCGTGACCAAGCACTATGGGTGATTTGATCTTGCCGTTATGCGGGCAGTTGTCGCAGACCCCCGGCGCAAAGTTGTCAAATGTCTCGCAGGTGTACGGCCCTTTGATTGTTGCGGCCTTACGCTCGGTGTCACCAAAATCGTACTTGGGGTGCTTGTTGGAGATGAAGTGGATGGCCTTCTCTCGGTCAACGCAGTGCTGAGCAATGGATAGTCCCGCCCGCCAGAGAGGTTCTTCAGCCACAGCTTGATTGGTGATAATGAGCTTCAGCTGCTCGCAGCCAGTACCTTTTACGGTCTTCTCGACAATGGTCTTGAACCGTGACTGCTTGTTACCCATGAGGGCTTTGGTGAAGCTGTCGAGTGGGCGCGGCACAAAGGTAGGCTTTCTAGGAACCAGTGGGCCAAGGTGCGAAACAAACTCGTCGTAGCTTATAGGTTCAGCCGTATGCAGGAGGACCACCTCGTGCGCTGGCTCGTCTTTAAAATTCTTGGTGCCCGGAATCCGCAGCACTCGTGCAGCATCAGCGGGGACGTTCTGGTCTATATGAAAGCCGCTGCTCAGGCAAACGGACTTGAATGTAACGGCGGCATCAAGCCACTTCTCTCTATCAACCGGCTCGGTCAACGGCCAATAGACATGCCAGCCACGGCCAGAGTTGACGATGGTCGGCTTGGGTAGGCTCAGTGTTTTGCACAGCTGCTTAAGCGCCGCCATTCCTGCTGGCTGGTCAATGTACCCGTTAACGCGACCTGCCGCGTCAGGGATAACTTTTGATTCGCCGCAGTCGATGTCCAGAAAGAACGCTTGCATCTCACCACAGTTGAGTGCGGTGCGGTCTTCGTCCGTCTTGAACTTACCCAGTGCAAAGAAAGCATCGCAGCCCCTTGTAACCAAAGACTCCGCGTGTTCTTGTACTTCGTCCAGAGTCTTAAAAAAGAGTTGGGATTTTGATTTGCCCAGCCCAAGGACGCAGTACCAACCATCTGTCTGGGGTACTACGCTTCGCAATAGGGAGATGTCTGCCATAACCATCCAATAGCACGTCAATTAAATGGGGGGTGACGGGGGCTGACGGATACCCCGTTCGCTCCGTCGAGCTAGTCACCCCCAAACCGTTACAAAACAGAGAACAGCTGGCTGATCTTTGTGGCCTGTGCTGGGTTTGGCTCATGCTTGCCAAGGAACCAGTTGTAAACTGACTGCCTACTGACGCCCAACTTATCTACGACCTCTATTACAGAGATGTTGGAGTCAATGCAGTGCCGTCCAAAGCGTACACCAAACCTCTTTTTAGAGGCTTTGCGGTTCCCGTGAACAAGCCGTAATGAATAGCCGATCATTAATCGTCGCCCCATTCATCAACCAGAGTGCTCAGGCCGGAGTCCTTCTTAGCCGCTGGCGCAGCCTTAGCCTTAGCAGCAGGTTCTGGCGCTGGCTCATCGGTTTCAGCAGCTTTGATCTTCGCAGCGGCTGAACCAGCAGGAGCTACAAGCCGTGGCATTGAGGGCGCAGCAACCGCAGCGGTATCACGCTTCTTGAAGTTGAGCTTACCTGCTGCAACTGCGGCTGGTGCTTCACCCTGCTCAACGATAGTGTCGTAGGTGTCAGAGTCAAGAAACTCCACGTTGCTGAAGAACAGCTTGGGTACATCTGCGTCAGAGTCAAACGTCAGTCGAGTAGTCAGCATGTTCAAGTTAAACCCTGAGCTACCGACGTAACGAGCGTATTGCAGGAATGGCATGTGCTCCATGTCACCAGAACCGAACAAAGACATTGCGGGAATTACCAGCTGAAAGATATCGCCAGATGGGTTGTTGGCCAACACAACAGCAACTCGCTGAGAGAACCTGCACAGGGTCTTGTTGCCGCCCGCCGAACCTTTAATAGCTTTCGGGCACTCCTTGCAACTGCTATGTTGCGGGTCTTCGACTTCGGCGTCAGGGCGCTCGCCATCACTAGACCAGCAATCAGGCGGCGCGGTTTCTTCTGGGCTGTACACACCAGCATGAAAAGTTTTCTGCACGGTGACAGAACCATTCACAATCACCACATCAAGATGCGGGTCAGTGTTTTTAGCAATCTCCTTGCCGCCGTCAACCAACCGGAAGACTTTGCCGCGCAGGGAGATGCGCTTGTTGCTGCTACCAGACGCAGTGAATGCTTGGGTAAAGTTATCAAGCTTTACGTTCTGCAAGTGGGTGGGCATGTTGCCCTTAAACGTTTGAATATTTGCCATTTCATTCTCCTTGGTTTTTGCGGCGTACCGTCACCGCATATCTACTATCAACATTCATCCCGGCAGGGTACTCGTCGGGATGCTCTTCTAAAAAGTCTTTCATGTTTCCGTTGTGAACACGCTTCTCAAGCAAACCATAAGCATCGTGCTTCTTGATAAGCTCATAGACTGCGGGCCAGTTGGATGGCATGTAGCGTTTGCGAACAGTGCGAATGACCACCGCTGAATTGGTGCTCATGCTGTTGCTGTTTGAAGCGTTAAGCGTATCGAGCAACTGTGCCTCGATCTCCGCCATAGCTTTCTCAAATTCTCCGTCTTCAGCGGTAAACCGCTCTTTGAGAATCTCACGTTTTTGGCGCAGCTTAATGTACTGCACCGACAGTTCGTCCATATCATTCATTGCATCTCCTTGGTTGAGAGGATTCTTATTGTAGCGGTATTTTGGACTTTGTCAAGTCTCTACCAACTCTTTTTTGTAAAGATCAATCAACTTTTCATGGTTGTTGATGTTGCCTTGCAGCATACTGTATAAACGGTTCTCAACTGGACTGCCTTGGATATGTACAATCGTCATTGGGTTGCGTTGACCGGGGCGGTCAATACGAGCGTTAGCTTGCAAGTAAGTCTCCGTAGACGTAACAGGAGAGTACCAGATAATCACGTTGGCGGCTGTTAGGGTAACCCCGTGGGCCGCAGCGGACGGCTGCACTACAAGCACTCGCGGGTTCGGCTGCTCTTGAAACTTCTTAAAAATCTCCGTGCGATTACGTACAGACACGTCACCATGAATGACTTCGTTCGTGATGCCCGCCTTGGTAAGATGGTTGTGCAGCATCTCAATCGTATGACGGAACGGCACGAACACAATCACCTTGTGGCTTGCCTCATCAATGACTTCTTCCACCACCTTCAGCCGTGACGACACATCGAAGTGAACCACAGTGCCGGTGTCAGCGTACACCGCGCCGCCAGAAATCTGAAGCAGCTTGCTCATCTTGGCAGCTGCGTTCACCGCGCTAACCTCCTCGCCGTTGCTCTCCAACAGCAGTTGGTCTTTGAGCTCCTTGTAATACTTGCGCTGATCAGCTGACAAGGGGGCCATGCGTGTGACGTGCGTTACGGACGGTAAGTCCAAGCACTCAGCCTTGGTAAACCGAATCGCTGGCTGCAACATCTCAAACACAATCTTCTCAGCTTCGGGGCGTGGCTCCCAGCGATACATGCCGAACTGCTGCATAACAGATTCGCGGTAGTCGCCGTAGAAGCGCGGTGCCCGCGACGGTACGCACAGCTTGCCAAGCCCGTAGGCGTCGAGCGGCGACTGAGCGGCGGGTGTGCCAGTCAGCAACCATAGCCACGAGTCGTCACGCACGAGCTTACGCATCAACTTCCAACGTTGTGTCTGCACGTTCTTGTAGGCATTAGCCTCATCAATCACCACAAGGTCGAACATGTTCTTGTCGATCATGGACGCTGCGATAGCTGGGATGCCATCGTAGTTGATGACCACAAACTCTGCTGCGCTACTAGCAATCTTGTTGCGCTTGTCAGCGGAACCGTACGCTACGTCTACGGTGCGATGCACTGCAAACTTAAATAAGTCCTGCTGCCATGCCGACTGCATGATCGACAGTGGACACACGATCAGAACCCGCTTTATAGCGCCGATGTTCATCAGGTAGTCCGCCGCCCAGATAACTGACGCAGTCTTACCCGTGCCCTGTTCGTTGAAACAGAACGCCCGCTTACGCAGGGTTAGGAAAGACGAGGTCTCCTTCTGATGCTCAAACGGAGTAAGCGCCATAGGTCGCGGCCACTTGTAGTCGCGGATGATAGGTGACGGAACGTTCTTGACATTGAGCTTGCTCAGCGTTAAGGCTTCCTTAAAACCCCAGTTCACAGACACCTCGTACCGACCATCCCCATAGTTGTTGACTATCTTGCTCTCAGGGATAGTCTCGGTGATGCGAGCGGGGAACTTGGTTTTGATAACCAGCGTACGACCTGCTAGGACTTGCATTACTTCATCGACCCATCTGAGTTGCGTTTGAACGAGCGGTTCTTGGATGGTGACTCAAGCCGTACACCGTCCGCATTGCTGCCGCCCTTACTAAGAGCTTTAACGTGTGCGACATCCTTGCCCGCTCTATCTACACCTTTAGCGTCCAGCTTACGCCGCGCCTTCTGACGCTCCAGCTTGTTGGGGATATCTCCACGATCAAGCTGTTGCTGGTATTCTTTTTTGTATGGGCGTGGTTTATTTACGTATGGCATTTCTTTTCTCCTTCATAATTAAAACTTTCGTTTTTGGTCTAGGACAATCATCAGGCGGTACGACGGCGCACCACACTGCATGGGGCGGCTCGCTGGATACTATATGCCATCTGTCAATGTACGTGTCAGGCATATCCTTCAAGGCATTACGCACCGTGTCAGGTTTCAGTTCGAGTCGCTCGGATATCTCAATAGAGGTAAGTCCATCGTGGTACTGGTGTAGCAATCTACGTATCAGTGGGTGCTTAGATACGCTCATTTGTTTTCCTTAATAAAATACCATTTCCATCTACGTTCCTTAGCAATACGGGCAAGGTGTTCTTTAATATACAGTTCAACGGGTATGCCCAACTTTCTAACCATGGCTATTTCAGATTGGAGCATTAGTACTTTGCTAATTTTGTTTTGACCTCTGACCTTGCGGACTAGCATGTGTTCTTTCCTCTCCAAATATTGATTGCACGTTTAAGCGCGTACCACAGACTCCGCTGCATAAGCCGCTGTTTTAAACGCTCGTTCTCCAGCATCAACTCACTGTTATGCGTGGACATTAGGTTCCATGCTTTTTGAATGTCTTCTTGTGTCATGTGTTCTTCTCCTTTAGCCATTCTTGAATGCGAACAAATGCAACTAAATAATTACCATTCTCGGCAAGCCGTACAGCCTCCAAGAATTGCGCCTCCGTCAACCCCACCCAAGGGCGTTGGTAGACTTGGATGTCATCGTCTTCGTCTGCAATGTATCCCGCACTTGTGAGAACAGTGCGCGGTTTTAATTTATCGTCTGTCATGCGTTCTCCTATTAAAAATGTTCGCGGGGTTTTCTTTGAACGCCACACGCTATGCACTTGTTATCTACAAATTCATGGTCTACGACTCCAGCATGTTTACCGCTTATACATAGGTGAGCGCCGAAAATCTTAGCCAACCCAATCAGGTAGTTCCCTGCGTTGTCATGGTATAGCTTAGGAGTGTCTTCATAGAAGTACGCCCAGTTTGGGGGGTGAGGTGTGTTCATGCTTGTCTTCATGTGTTCTTCTCCTTAAGTAGGGCGTCTGCCCACCGTGCGCCTTGAACAAACCCCTGTACAAAATCTGGCTCGTCAGAAATTACCTCATTAGATATCTCCTGATGCGTCAGCCCCACCCAAGGGCGTTGTTGTGGGGTGGTGTAGAGAGGTGTTGAACGCTTAAACCCGTGGTAATCATCAGTCGCATGCGTGTTGTGCCAATAGATAATTTTCTTTTCTTCATCAAGCCACGCCACAGGCTCTTGTACTGGCTGTGCTGCGAGTTCTTTGCCTCGATGTACCCCACTCATGTACGCAATTGTCAATTCATCGCCGTCTCGGTTCATTTGAATATGCTCCTTGCTAAAACTGTCTTAGTGGGTTCGCACTGCACCACACTCGATGGCTGAATGGCAACGACGTACCCTGCGGCAAAGGCGACAGTCGCTACCATACCCACTAAGGTCATAAGTTCTAAAAAGCCATTCCATATCTTTTCCCATGTAGATGGTGTTTCTTCTTCGTCTTCGACCAGTTGAATTTTTATCTTACCCATGTTGTGTCCTTGGTTGAGGGGGGTGCTAGCCCCCTGAAACTTAAACTGTTTTGCCTGTCTGGAGTCTGTCGGAGACCAGCTTGGCATAGCCCGCGATGTCAACCCAACTATCAGCGTAGTCAGCGTCACCGTTCACGATACGGCCTAGCTTGACGCAGATCATGTCCAACGCCTCGGCTTGGTCATACGAGTACGACTTACTGTGTACGCCAGAGTGCTCACGCAGAACATTCTTGAGTTTGTAAGTCACGGCGGCTTGGTCTATGAACTTGCCATATTTTGTACCCCGCTCTGCCAGCGTTGCATCAATGCCCTCGGTCGGTGCCCCTTGCATGCGGTGGCGGGGTCGCGCAGCAGCTTGACGCAGCATCTCTGCTCTATCCTCAGCGTTCATGCCATTTGGGTTCTGGTTTTCTGTCGCCTTGTCTGCAACAGATGCATTCGACGCAGCAATTAACGCGGACACTTTATCTTTGTCTTTCTGCGCCTTGTCCATGCTTCGCTTGGCCATGTACGCAACTTGGTACCTGACACCAAACTCCGCAGCCACTTGGGCCACTGACATCTTAGGGTTCTTTGTAAAAAAACGACGTATCTTCTCAATGCGGGAAAGTTTCTTAGCCATTATTTAGCTCCTTGGTTGTGATCACAGGTTGAAACCGGGCAGTAGCCACGGCAGGTAAAGTTGGGTTTAGGATTCCATACTTTATTTTGTACGGATGCCTCTAGCTGCCCAACGTCAGACACCCACGAAACCCACAGATCGCTCTGTTGGTCAGCGAGGTATTCGGTCTTCACGAAGTCTTCAGCAAACAGGAACAACAGCCCTGCCTTGACTTTCTTAACGTGAGGAAAATGTTTAAAGATCGCAAGCGACAAAATCTCCAGCTGCTTGAGGTCAGCGTACTTGCTACTCTTGCCGGTCTTGTAGTCAACGGTCAATGCCTTGTCGTCTTGCAGGATGATCAAGTCAGCGATGCCGCGCCACCACACGTTCTTGTCAAAGAACCCACAGGGCTTGAGATCAACAGTCAGGCCAAGCTTGTTCTCGCACAGCTTCTGGCCGGAGATTGCGTTAAGCCTATCGAGTGCAGGTTGTATGTCTTTTGCGTACTTCTCTGGAATTGGCTTGTTTGACTCAATGTACTCCTGCGCGATCTTGTGAATCTCGTTGCCAAACGTGAGTGCGTCGCTCGGTGCTTCCTTCACATCCTTGGCAATGCGTAGGTGAAAGTATTTCTTGGGGCACTGCTGATACAGCGACAGGTTGCTATAAGACCACGTTACAGGCTTTTCCATTAACAATCTCCATAAGTTAGAGCCATTCCGGACTCACAGTTGAGGGGTAGGCCAGCGGCCCACGAGGGGGAAGTACGCATGCAATTCTCGATGTAGGCTTGCGCCTCCTTACCTTCTTCGATGGGGACCACGCAAGCAATCGCATCGTGCACAGTCAGCACCACACGATAACGTTTCTCGATCTCAATCATCTGCTCGCCGATGATGCAGCGGGCCACAGCTTGGCAAAGGTTCTCGGCTACCTTGCCGCCGTAGATACGGTTAGTCCCGTACCGCGCCTCGTAAGAATACTGCCCGTCACTCATGCGCTGGAGTCCGGGATAGTTCAAGTACAGGTTGTTGGGTAACCTAATGCCTGTGAATGGGGACATCTCCAACAGTTGAACGACATCCACATCGCCAACGTCTTTCTGGGTGGTCATAGCAGAGAGCACAAGGTTGAGGTGATTCCACCATTGAGCGATGCGGGTATTGTTTTGGCGGTACTGCTTGATGATGTGCTTGCAGGTATCGAGGTCTACATTTTTACCCATGCCACGCAGCTGTAACTGAAACTTAACCGCCCCCATGCCGTAGCCCGCGCCAAGCACTGTAGTCTTGCCAATGAATCGCTCGGCGTCTGTAATCTCCTCGGCATCCTTGTTATATATACGCGAGGCCATGTACTTGTACACATCCTGCTTGTCGGCGAACAACTGCAACACGTCCGTCTGCCCCGACAGCCACGCCAGCACACGGGCTTCAATCTGTGATGAGTCGCAGTCAATGATGACGTAACCCTTGGGCGCGACAATACAACGTTTGAGTTTGTTGGCTTGGATGCCACGGCTCGGTAGGTTTTGCAGGTTAATCGAATCAGCGCCACCCCAACGTCCTGTATGTGCAGCATAGAACTTCAGTGGGATAGGCAGCTTATGCTCATGCGTCCGGCCAGCGATCTCAATGAACCGCTGCGTCCGTGTCTGCTCCAGTGTTGACTTAGTCCCAAGCCGCGCTGCTACAACCGCTTGCACCCGATCATCCTCGTGGTCTAGCAGAGCAATGAATCCTTCGTCGCTCTTGGCGAACGCGTAGGTCTCCTTCTCCGTAGTTGGGCTAATCTTCATGGGTGGGTATACCCCCATAGATTCCAGCAATGCAGCAAACTTCTTGTTGCTGTTAAGAATCTCGGGTGTAATTTTGGCTTCCACAAATAGTTTCTGCTTGCGCTCATGCACCTCGGCCAAGTGCGATTTGAGGTGGTCTACGTTGAGTTCCAGCACAGGGTCACTAAACATACGGATGGTGATGTCTATGAGACGCTTCTCGCTGATGGGAAAGCTAGTGTTTAATTCCTTGTACAGCGCATAGGTCAAGTCCACGTCGTTCATACAGTAGTTGCCGTACAGGTGAAGATCGCCCGTTGTAAAGTCAGCGCGGTGCTTACCCTTTGCGTTATCAACTTCTGTTCCCTTTTGGCCTAACCCGAAGTGCAACGCCAGCTTCGCCAGCCCGACACTCGCATTGGGGCCAAGCAACGCACGAGCCATAGACAGCGTATCAAGCCATGCTTTCGGACGGATGCCGTAGCGCCATGTCAGGATGGCTGCGTCAAACATTGCGTTATGGGCTAACGCGAAATGGTTGGCCCAATCGAACTGATGCAGCCAAAAAGCTGTGTCCGCGTCACTGCCGCTGAACCACTGCGTAGGCTCATCGTTCACCTTAACGGCTACCCCGATGGTTTCAAATTGTTCCCCACGCACATATTCCTCAGTCGTCAGCTTTGACAGACTGAAGTCCTTGTCGTAGTAAGACTCAAAATCCAGAGTGATCATTGGTATGGACTGATTGAGTTTAGGTAAGGGTTTGCTGAGTTCTGCAAAGAAGTCATGTTAAGTTGCCGATTCCACGCATCTTGAGCACTAGAGGATGAGGTAATGTTTTGAAGGACAGGAGAGTGCTTGCTACGCCCTGTACTCCTTATCTCTCCCTCGATATTGTTATACACAACAACGTTCATAGCACCTACTAAAGTTTCGCGCCTTGCCACCTTCTTGATAGCCTCAGCTAAAAGTCTGCGCTCAACAAAATTAAATTTACCGTGGCGAAGTAAATGCTCAGCGGATTGGAAACTACTATCAACCGTAGAGTCCGTCGCGTTAATCTTTTCAATCAGAGCAAGAGTTTCTTGCGCGACAAAAGAATATAAAAGTTTTTGTATCATGTAGTTACCCTTAGTAGGTTGAGTAGTGAATTAACCTGTGCAATGTTGTCTTCCCGAATGACTACAGCAGCACCGCCCGCTTCGTTTATGCGTTTGAGTTCCCGCTCTTGCAATGCCGTGGTCTGTCCCTTGCCCGCCTTGCATTCGATAGCCACGAACCGGCCTCGATAGCATACGATGATGTCGGGAATTCCAGAGCGGCCTAAGCCGTTGGCAGAGGGGAAAAAGTAGTACGCACCGGCTTCTTTGAGCAGTGCAACTACTTGTTGTTTAACTTTGCGTTCAGGTGTAAGTGCCACTTTTATGTCCTTGGAGAGTCTAATATACAGACTATATTGGACTGTGTCAAGTTATTTTTATAGGGGGAAACACCTACCCCCGAACAAAGCGACAAGCAGTCGGATTGTTCAAAAAGTATAGACGAAAAAAGACCCGCACAAGGCGGGCCAAAAACCACAGGGGGTTGTTTATCTGACTATGAGAAAGTTGTCTGCATCAACCCGATAGCCAACATCTTTCACTACCTCGTTGTCCTCCATTAGCTGAAGCACAGCCAATCTATTCTGCCACTCCAACGGTAGTGCTTCAAACGGTACAAGTTGAGGCTCAGACTTAGCTGCCCTATCTAGTGATTGAAGCAGCTCGTTGTCTGTAAAGAACGCATACAAACCCTCCATCAAGCAGATGGGTATTGTGAATAAGCTCCTCATGTGCTGAGCAAGCATGTACTCCGACAGCGCATTCTCAAACTTAGGGTTGTGCATCGCCTCGGAGAACTCAGATAGAAGATGCGTGTCAGGCGTCTGGTTACGCACAAACGCGTTGAGTAGAATCTGTGCGCCTTCCCGACTAGGTAAAAGGTGACCCCGCTCAATGGTGACCTCCAACCTATTGAGGGCGTTTGAGTAACGGTTCACTACATCCGATGCTCTCTCGTACACAACCTTACCTAGCGAAGGGCACTTGAGATAGGTTTTGGCATTGCGTATCGCTGACGCCATGTTGACTGTCTTCGTAGTGTTCCCTCTCCGGCCCTGAATATTATCCGAAGACACAGTCAAGGACCACTTCTTATCAGCGTCACCCGATACATTACGCTGAATACCCAAGCTGCCAAGGTGTATATTGTTCTGCGTAACGCTCATGCGTGTAGCGTACTTAACGTCCTCTGATACTTGACGACCCTGCTGCATACACCTACTCGTTGCGTAGCGCCCGTCTTTGACATAGTCGAATGTGAAAGTCCACTCGGGCTTGGCCAGTGCCAGCTTATCTATAAATTCCTTGAAGGTAGGTTCTAGTAGAAAGCCTTCACCCCGTACATCAACATTTGCTAGTTGCATAATTTTTCCTTACCAGTTAAATTTACCAATGATCTCTTGCACACTTGACTTGAGTTCTGCCCGCGCACTGGACAGATCACGCAAGTCTTGGGCGTCTATACCCGACAACGCCTTCTCTAGCATGCGTCTTGCTTCCTCGAGCTGCGGGTCATTCGTAACATTGAGTTTGCTCAGCAGGCCGCACAACTCCAACGGCTTGTTGACAATCGAGTCGCGAAAGATATTGCGTTCACCCACGCTCGTATCCGTCAGCCGATCACTCATGTGAGTCAGCACCGCATGTAATCTCTCCCATGGTTCACGCATAGCCTCGGCCAGCTTCTCGTTAAACATCTTGTCGTACTGCTCAGCCAAGTCTTCACGCACTCTGTCCTCACATTGGATACGGAAGTCCCCCTTCTCTGGAACAGGGAGGAAGTTAAACCCGAACTTGAATCTCTTCGGTAAAGACTCCGCATCAGGGAACTCGGTGGCATCGAAGTAGTCACCCAACTTGAACGCCTGTGCGCTCACCAGTGTGGGGTAGACCTTGACGAAGTCTGCGACTAACGCGTTGAAGTTGGCCTCCATCGTGCCTAGCTGCTCTCGATATGTGAAGAAGTTAGCCATAGGCAACAAGCCCACACCCTTCATCCAAGGTAGAGTTTGTTGTGCATTCCACGCTCTGCACTTGGCCGCATACTTCTCGATCTTCTTGAGATGATCGCTGCCCGCCATGAGGTACTTGTAAACGCTGCCCGCATCGCTGTCTGCTTGCTTGGCTTTGTTGAGGTCAGCCGTTGTCTCGTTGTCACGCTTACGCGCTGTCCATGTGCTGATACGCAACTCAACAAGCATAGCCATTGAGGACAAAGACACCGGAGGTGCTACTAGATTGATAGTCATGATAAATCCTTTAAGTTATGAACATTCCGACACTGAGTCGGTTTGTCCGAAGTCGATACTAATTTCGCGGAAATACTCCACATTGCGTTTGGACGGTACTACGCCCGCTGGCATTGTGATTACATTGAACGCCTCGTCACGATGCAGGAACGCGGCGATGCCTTTGACGTAGTCATACACTCGCGGTACGCTGATATACACTCCATTCCTGCCAAGGCGGTCGTTGTATACGTGCTCCCCAACATGGTGCTGTACCACATTCAACGCATCGAGCCAACGCTCCGTGTTGTTGCTACTCATCCACTCAGCCAACAACTCCGAAGACGCTCTGTGAAAAGCCCCGCCTTGTCTCCTCGATGAATACGGTAGGTGGTGCACCTCATTGAGCGCCATTGAGACCATTTCTCGCCTACCACCCCACGGCAGATGCTCAACAGCTTTGTGCACGGTATTCAAGAACTCGTCGGTGTAACCCGCCGCTGCCCTGTACTGCATACGCGACTCCTTTATTTCCTCGTGACTAACGCTCGATACGATAGACGAAGTCATAGCCACCCATTCAATGAACGCGCCAAACCGCTGCTTCATTATGGTGTCAGCTACCCCACGCTTAACCCTGTACACCTTTACATCCGGTGCGTCCACTACATCAAAGACGGGGGAGTCGTAGTATGTTTTCCCAGTAGGCGCAAACTTGAGGGACTGACGCCGTGCTAACTCTATGTTCTTGCCATCAGCCAGCTTTACAAACAAGCGCCCCTTCTCCCAACTAAACCCCATACTGCGCGGCACAAACCCGATGATCTGCTCACCGCTGTACGCAGAATAGTAATTGGGTGCATGCAGCGTAAACGTGTTGTCACTGCGCCATTCAACTAACTCGCTACCGTGGTAGTTCAGCACCACTGTGTCAGGGTCAGGCATAGTGATGTTGGCCGCGTGATGGTAACGCCGCTCACCGAGTGGGCGCACCGCATCTTTGTGACCGCGTATGGGTTTGACCTTGTTATACCAATCCACTGCGTTCTTGAACGAGCAAAGTCGCGGTGCATTTATTGAGTTGTATGCCATGTTAAATTTCCTTTCTATCAAAGTAGGCAGTCGCCAAGTGGCGCACAACCTGTCCGTTGGTTGGTTCAAATCCTAGGTTCAGCATCAGGTCGTTCTTCACATCCTGTAACAGATCATAGGTCTCCTTGTTAAGAGCTACGTTATAGGCCGGTGGGTTTTTCATTTCGCTGCCTCCTGTATCTTCATGTTTGCTGTGATCTCCATCTGCAATATCGCAGTCATCGGCGTAACAAATGTCGCAAACCCCGGCGGCTTGATGACATTGTTTTTATCCGAGTCCACACCCTTAATCCATGTCTGCTCTATGCGATTCGCTGAGTTGAGCGTGTTGCATATAGTCATGGCCTCGTCCGGTGTCAAAAGAAACCTTGAATTGTTGATGTGTAAAATTACGCTATCGTCCATGATCAATCCTTGGTTACGCAGACGACTTGCCCGCGTGGTATCTTGAATGAGTCGCTACCTATGATGCACCACAGGATAGGTAATCCTAGTCCGGCCCACTTACTAGGGTCGCTAGTCATGTATCCATCAGTTAGCACCACAAGAGCATCAGCTTTGCCCAAACTTTTACTCAACATAAACTCCGGTATGCAGTCGGGGTCTGTACCGCCACCACCCTTGGGGGTAGTCTTGGATACGATTGACTTGACCTCACCCTTGTAAGTCTCATGCCCCGCCACACGGGTGTCCCAATACAACATATCAATGCGATCAGGGTTGGCCGATAGGACCACCTTGTTAAGTTCTCCCATAAACAGAGAAAGCATCTCGCCTTGTATCGAGCCCGATGTATCCATCGCAACCACAAGGTGCTTCATACGTTTACCCACGATGCTCGGCAGGATGATGTCTTGCCACAAGTAATTCTTGTGTGCCTTACGCCAGCTTGGAGAGTCGCGGTCTTTGAGCGATGTACGCACAAACCTACGCAGTACCTCACGCCAATCAACCTTTGGCTCAAGCATCTCTTGGACTGAGCGCAGCATGTCACCGCCCACCTTGCCCGCGTAGATACCACCTTGGCGCAGCGCACTCTCAATTTCTTGAGACAACTCTTTGTGCTCTTCGGCTGACATATCTTTAGCACCTTCCCAGTCATGCTCGTCGAGCCCCGAACTATCCGACCCGCTGTCGGTTTGTTCACCGTCACCGCCACCACCGCCGACCTCGTCACCACCGCCGCCGACCTCGTCACCTTTTTTACCGCCGCGACCTTTCTCTTTCTCTTGCATGAGGATGTCGAAGACCTGCTTGGTGTCCATGTCGCGGAACCTTGTGTCGATCAGGCCGATGTTCTTGCGCGTCTTCTGGTCACGCGGCATAGAGATCATGGTTTCGTTTGAGTCCATGTCACGCAACTGGATGTTGATGACGTAGTCACACGCTTGATTGGCAATGTCCCGATCTTCCTCATACAACGCCCGCCATGTGGTCAGGTGTCGATAGCACTTGTGCATGTTCTCGTGCAGAATGAGGAACGCAAGTTCCTTGTCTGACAACATGTCAACGAATGCGCGACCATAGGATGCGTCACGCCCGTTGGTCATCGCCGTTATCCCCGCCTCGGTGATAGTAGTTTTGCCCACCATGAACAAACCTGCGAAGAAAGCGAATCGCTTATCCCGCATCAGGCTCACATGGACGAGTTCAAGCCTGCGCTCGGCAGGTAACCTATTCTTTAGAATCATGTTCATTCTGTTGTCTCCTCAATTGATTCAACTTCCCAACTTGAGTCGTTGATGTTTATCCCGCCGTCAGCTTCAATATGTTTCCACGCTAGCTTCTCGGCATCATCTTCGTTCTCGGCCTCCACGGTTACAAAGATGTAACTCGTGCGTTTAAGTTCTACTCCATATGTTTTCATACTCTCCTCGCTTTCATCATTTCATCTGCCCAAACATAAGCTTCCACTGCTAGAGCAGGGACAGCTTCTTCTTCCCAATCCTCAAGCGTGTTGTCCATAAACATCTCACGGTACTGCGTAGTCAAACTCTGCATAGCTTTAGCTGCAAAGTAATCACGTAAAGTCATGCCAAGATCAGTAACGCTTGGGAACGCTTGTCCACCTGTTTCGATAGTCATACTTCCTCCCTTAAGTCGTGTGCTTGCTTTACTTTCTTGAACACAGAGTCATCCCTGCACATGGCAGAGACTAAGTGAAACATCGCGATTGACTTACTGCGATAGTGCATGCCGTAGACGAACAGGCCAATACACATCACGATGAGCGTCAACTCCAATATAGTGAATTCAATCATTTGCTTTCTCCCTTAGTTAGTTCAACGGGTATCTCTACCTCGTCACCTAATTTGCTTGCAACATAGCAGCGCATAGCTGCAATGAGTGGGGTTTCGCCTTTGGACACATCCTCATCTTCGCCATCAAAGTGGCAGGTGCGCGCTTCCCATCCGAACGAAAACTCGTCAGGTAGTACGGCAATCTTCTCCCGCTCAATAATCGGGCCACCTTGCGCCCAGTCGGTTGAGTATTGCGGTGCAGTACATCCATCTTTGATGCGTTCTTCGGGGTGCAATAGGTCATGTACCTTGCGGTCAAGGGCTGCGCCTGTTAGTTCGCTTGTTTTCATGTTGTTTCCCCCTTAGTTAAGTCCAACACCCAAACCTCGACAGCGTGGGCATCCTCGTGTCTGCCTATAAGACGCAACGCGTTGGCTAATTGCATCCCTGCTTGATAAACATTTTTCATTTCCTATACTCCTCATAAACAACCTTCTCTTGTATCCAGTAAGTACCATGCTTGTCGTTCTCTTTGCACTCGCGCATGTACGCTTCGGCTTCAATCTTGTGAGCGAACAACTCTTCAAGGTAAACCCCTTGCTTGTCCTTTATAGCTACATCTCTGCTTGCTCTATCGTTGCACCACAGCAGCCACACAGTTGGGTAATACTTGATGTTCATGCCGTCACCTCCTGCACTGGTGTGTCCTTGATACTCAAACCCATCTTGGTACGGCGCATGATGCCCATGACACCTCGGGTATCGCGGTCGATGACGACTGCCAACCCATACTGGCCCATCACGATACGGACAGCCATGTTGCGCCTTGCACCTTGAACGGATGCGGCGTACCCCATTGATGCGGGGCGTTTGCCAGACGAATCGGGCTCGGTGAAATACTGCGTTACAAATGGTCGTTTAGACATTTTGATTTCCTTGGTTAATACAAACAATCCGACAACTTGTCGGTTTATCCCTTGAGGCCAGCAAACATATACTGGTTCTCGCGAGCCCATGTGACGAACGCTGGATGAACCATCGCCCATGCTTTCTTATCCTTGAGTTCCAACAAGGAGTTGATGAACACCGCCTGAGTCTCTTTGGGCATACGGCGTACATACCGCATCCAAGTGGCGAAGTTCTCCCGCGTTACAGCAGCAGTTGCCTTGAACATCAAGATGCACTGAGCAGCAGGTGATGTGGGCACAAGCGCCGTATCGGGCGAAGTCTCAATGGCCTCACGCGTTGGCAGTTGATCTGCCAGTTGAATGAACGCCTGAAGATCACGCGATGCCGCAAACCCGATAGTCCCATCGAGACAACCAATGAACGCGTTATCGGTAAGCGATGCCCGCTTGGCCACCCAGTGCGATGCTTTGAACATCGAGCGTGGTGATACAAACGCAAGCTGCGATGCGTCCTTCGGGTTGAAGATGTACGGATTCTTGTCCTGCCCGCCATCCATGTAAGAGAGCATGCAATGTTCGTACTCGTGTACCCAAGCAATAACCTCTGGCTGTACGCCGTTGTTGTTTGCCCAAACACACCATTCTTTAGCAGTGGGTTTCATGTAAGTCATCCATGTTTGTCTGTTGCGTGTGTGCGCCTTGGCCGAGTCACCGACACCATCGGCATCCATGTTGCCAGTGGTGAAGACAATCGAGTCAGGGTGCAAGTTGAAGTTGCCGAGGCGTCGCTCGTGCAGTAGTGGGTGCAGCGTGTTCCGCACATAGTCATCGGTCTTAGTCCACTCATCAATCATGATGCACAGCGGCTCGTTAGTGTGCAGCCCGAAGTAATCCGCAGGGTAGAAGTCCAGCGTCCGCGAGGTGTGGTTGGGTATCGGCATGCCCGCCTGACCCACGTCAGTATTGGGCCCGTCGATATACACCTTCCTGTAACCTGTCTTAGCGACAATTACGTCTTGGATCGCAGTTTTCCCAACGCCCGGCTCGCCCGTTAGGTGTACTGAGTTGTGTCCAGAGTTGAGCAGTATGTCAACAGTCTCCGCGAAATTTACGCGGCGTGATAGATTCATTTCGTTAGCCATTTAGATTTTCCTTAATAAAACAGGTTGGAACATTCCGACACCATGTCGGTTTGTCATGATCGAGGGGACTTTTGATTAGTGTCTTTCAGAGTCCTTGGTGCAGACGCTTGGGTCACTAACTGATACGGCCCTTTCCCGTACTCTTGCACGACGCACCACACACGGCGGGCATCAGTCGCAATCTGGTCGCCACAGGTGTGGCATGTGTGATAGCCGAGTCGCCAACGGGCGATGTGAACATCGTCCCCGCACAGCCCACAGTCACGGAAGTCCGTGCTGTCATCGACATCGTATTCTCTAGCTAGGTATCTCATTTGATTCTCCAAAGAGTAAGCACAGGTTCCGCGCCGAACTCGGGTGCTGCCCAGAACACGGGCGTGAACGGACGACCCGCTTCCTCGGCCTCTTTCGTGGCAGCGACTTGCGTGCGGTAGATTTCCTCGGGTGTACCAAAGAGCAAGCTGTACATCATGGAGTCAATCCAGTCTTCACGGTGCGGTGGATACTCGGCTACAGTCTCCCGTGCTGCCTTGATAACTTTCATGGCGGCGAGCAGTGAGCGGTCCATAGGGTTCAACCTGATAGTCATTGTGGCCTCCAGACGAACAGGTCAAGCAGCACAACGATGACTGCAATCACCATCACAGTCACACGGACAAGGCGTTCAGTATTGGTAAACATTTGGTGCTCCTCGCTTGGTTGGATAGAGCAGACCCGTGTTGGGGTCAATCAAGCCCGCAGGGTTTGCATTGGCGGGCAAGGCTTTGCGGTCTTCGGCCATGAGCACGGAGAACTCAAGGTCGGTAATAAGGCCATCTGCCCATAGCTGTACTGCGTCGCACACACTCTTGTGGTGAACATCGAGATCATCTTGTGTCATACATTACTCCAATAAAGGTTGAACAAACCGACAACATGGCGGAATGTCTGTTGCCGCTAGATACAGAGATATTACTGTCTGTCTTATCAATGTACCTAGAGTACATTGTACCACACATACTTGACAATGTCAAGTAGCTGTTCGCGTTTCAACCCTCGTGTTCGGTCTTGCGCTGCTGTGCCCGCAGCCACTCTTCCCTGCGCCTGATGGCCGCAAAGATACTTGTGTCGTCGGAGTCCACTTGCTGCACTTCAACCTTTTTGGACTTTTGGACAGGCGTTTTGGCAACCAGATCGTCCAGCTTGGCCTCGATATCGTCGAACGAAAACTCATCGGACTCGGCGGGCTCGATGTCTCGCGTGGGCGTCATGCTTCGCATCACCAGCACAGGAACAGTCGGGTCGGCGTAGATCGTCTCAGCGTTGATCATGTGTTTTGGCTTGAACGCGTTGGTATGGCGATGGTCGGGTATACCCTTACAGTCGAACCCCGCCCGCGCTGCTGTCTCTGCTAGATGACGCAGGATGACGGGGTCGGTTGGTTTCAAAGTCTCCAACACTTCGTCCGGTGGTGCAACCAGATGTCGGCTTTCCGTCTGACTTGGTAACAGCGCAGTGGGCGAATCCGATGCTCGACGCTCTTTCACATACGCGCCCGCTTCGGTGTGGTGGTACGGATTGACGCAGAACCGTGTGTTGCACCAACGCACTACCCGTGTGCTGGCAGGTGGGAACCTACAGACAGTGAATAGGATGCGGGCAACGCTGGTTGTGCCAAACAATTTAGACAGCGGTGAGGCAGGTGCGAGCATGGGCATGGTCATCGTGACCTTGTCAGGCCAGATGTAGCAGTCGTCGTGGCGGGCACAGTTGTGGAACAGATCGTCGGCGGTCTTGTACTTTTGGGGGCGACCGTTGGGTTTGGGCATGATTTTCTCCTTGGGTTGAAAACTCGGGCTATTAATAAAAGCCATCGACATAGTATATCAAAGTAGGGCATTTGACAATACCTGTCAGCTTTTTTGAGGGTTTTATTAATAATATTTTATAAGAGTGCTCATACGGTGGGATAGGGAGAGAAGGAAAAAGAGAAATTGTGAAATCATCCTATTCT